CTTTACCAAGACCATCTTTAGGTGTAGAATCAGTTGGATCATCTAAAAATATTGCAAATGCAATAATATTCATTCCGTTTGAAGACCAAAACGCTTGCTTGTCATATTCTTGCTGTGTTAATGATCCATTTGCAAGCTTTCTGTCAAGGTTATATGCTGCTGCTAAATATGTATTTTTAGTTGCTTCATTAATAAATCCATCATTATAAGCAACATTAATCCAGTAATCTGTTATAAGATCTACGTTACCCCAGTCTGCTGCTTCATTTAGATTTTCTGTAAAGTTAACAACTATCTTTCCACCACATTGTGTTCCATTTAAAACATCTCCTGGTTTAACAACAATTGTAGTTGCGTAGTCCTTATATGGATTTGTAATTAAATCAAGGCCACGACGTACATTATTGGCAAAAGCTGTAATAATTGTTCCAGCCTTTACGTTAGCAAATGGAGTTGCATAGAAAGTTCTGCTTCCTCCACGCTTATCATTTGTAATAATAAATTCATCTCCAACTCTTAATCCATCTGGGCGATATACATGTTTATGGAATGGACGGTTTGGACCACCAAATTGATTCTCATCAGAGTTTTCATAATAAGCATAATCTGTATATATGAATGAAGGTTCAGTTGTAAAGCCTTCTAATTCATTAACAATTCTAAGTTTATTATTTTTATAAGAGTCAAACCATCTTGCATCATTTGTTGTTAATAAAATTGATGCATTTGTTGGAACAATTGTTGGTGAATAAGGATCTGAGTCTAGTCCAACTAAATCATTCATGTCTGGAACAGTCTCAACACGATCAACAATACCTAAATCAAGGGCAAGTTGATAATTAGTTATGTATAAAGATATTCCAGTATCAACAGCTGCTCTTAATGATTTTAAGAATGCTTCATATAGGCCAGCTTCTTTTGAACCAAAGTATGAGTCAACTACCTGATTAGTTGTAAATTCATCTCTTTCAACAGCTTCGTCTGGGAAGTTTCTGAAGAATATAGCATCAAAATTACGTAAATCAATATCATTAACAACATCAATATATCTACGAGCATCTGTTACGGGATCTTTAAATGAACCTTGTGAGTTGTATAGATACTGGTTATCAAGAGGATAGTTTTCTCCAGTTCTAAATGCTGATTTAGCACCGACTTTAATATTTTGAGATCCACCGTATGCTTCTGGCTTAACCAGATCAGAAACATAGAGTCCAGTAATATCTACTGGGAATATATCCCAGCCATAATATTCTTGAGGACCTGCTTTAATAAAGTCTGCTGTACTTAATGATTCATCAAATGTAGGGAATCCTGTTCCTCCATCTGGATCAAAGTTAGCTGTGTCGTATATTGCTGGAAATGGTGCACCCTGCATAGTATCTGTTGGCCACCAGTAAAGCATCAATGCTCTTGCACGGTTTCCTGCTGCTAAATGATCTCCAGATGTTGCAGAAGCAGTCATAGGCGCTGCCTTTACTGGTTCATACTTAATGTACTTGTATCTGTGATCATCAATTTCATTGTCTAATATAAATCTATGTGAATCATATGACCAGACTGAAGTCTGGAAATCAGATGCGTATGTAGAAATTTGTGAGTTAAATCCTAAGAAGCTTGGGCCATCCAATGTTATTGTGCCAATTTTCTGTATGTCTAAATCTCCATCAATCCAGAGTTGGACACGCTGGTCATCCCATCCAGATTGAATTACAATATGATGCCATTGACCATCATCAATTCGTTTATTTCCAATTATTGAAGTTCCAGTTGTAGTTTCTTTATAATGAGAAAGTGGTGCTGATCCAATTGCATTTGTTGCTTTTAAGAATAGTTTACCATCAGACAAACCAAATGTTGTAGCGGTTGCTTGAGAATAAAGGAATGAACGAGTTCTTCCATATGCAATAATTTGATCTGCTTTAGTTGTTTTAATAGATAATTCTAAGCTAAATGATGTATTTATATATTCTGAACCTTCGTACCCAGTTGTAATATTATTAAATCTTACTGCCTTACGCTCATAAGAATCAAAGTATCCAATTGAAATAATTGGTGTATTAGTAGAAGGATTAAAGTCTCCAACAACATTCATTGTTGGACTAGTCTCATCTAATACTGTTCCGTCTGTTGTAATTGTAGTTGTTAAATTGTTTGTTACTTTTCTATTTGCCAATGGTGTAGACAATGAAACAGATGAGGTTACATCATCAAATAATTTAAGAATTGCTTCACCCTTTCCACCGTTTGCAGTTGTAAAATTGTGTTTTTGTGAATGTTGGCTATAAAGGGTGTCATACCATTTATCATCAAATAAGCTCTTATATGCTGGTGGTAGAACTATTGCTGATGAAGCTACCATAGGTTGAGCTAATACTAATCCGCCTTGTGTACTGGCAAATGCTGGATTTACAAATGTTGCATTTGTAGCAATCATTGGACTTGCATTCCAGAATCCTGGAATTAATACCTGTGGATTTACAAATGTGGCAGATCCATTCATGTGGTCTGCACTATGTCCATCGCCAATATTATATTGAGGCATATGGAATAAACCAGAAGCTGTTCCTGGATCTGCTGCTATATTTACAGTTGAAGTTACAGCAAAGTTAGGATGTGCTATTGTTGCAAATGCTGTCATAGGAAGAATTGTAGGAGCCACAGTATCTTGTTGTGTAGGATCTGCTAATAATGCAGATACATACATTACTCCTGGATTAATTGTTGGACCAAATCCAGCTACTCCGACTGGAGTTGCAAATGTAGCATTTGTTGCATTCATGGCATCTACGCCAATCTTTTGCCACATTTCAAATACTTGTGCATCACTTAATGCATAATCAAATACTTGTACCTCATCAATATTTTTATCTACTGTTGCAGCGGCTGCTCCAAAGTATGTTGTTTCTAATCCACCAACTGCATACGAACCAGTATCTGTTTGAGAGTATCCAGTAATTGTATTTGTTCCAACTGATTTACCATCTACATAAAATTTTAAATTAGTTCCATTTCTTACTGCTGTAAATAGATGGTAGTTGCCATCATAATATCCAGTTCCTGCATAAATTGCTTTCCAGTTAGCAGAGCTAAGTGTTGGTGTAACCGCAAATGTCGGTCCACCAGCAGTTGCTGTAATAGATATACCTGGGTTGCTACCAAATTGTGGATCTGTGTAATAAATTTGAGCATCTGATCCAGTTGCAGATGCCATCTTTGCATAGACGGATACAGACTTTGTGTTATCGCTAAATCCAGATGTAGAATGATTAAATGATCCAGTTATACCAGTATTTTTATTTGTAAAGTTATATCCTCTAGTATTCTTTGTAGATACACCAGTTGAGAAGCTGCTTCCAGATACTTCAACTGTATATGAAACTGTTGTACTTGTTGAATAGTTTACTGGGGCACCAGTTCCATCAAATCTAAGATCTAAGACTGGTGTTAATGTTTCTACATAATCATTATAGGCATTGTTATTTGTAATCCTTGGTTCTACAAATCCTGCTCCACCTTGAAGAGTTCTTGTTCCAGCATTCCATATTGCTGAAAGCTTTGTATGATCTATTCCTGAATATGTTCCAATAAATGTATGGGCTAATTGCCAATTGTATGTATCTCCAGAACCTCCACCACCACCAAATACTATGTTATTAATTCCAGATATTGTTCCAGAGGTAGTTGTTGTATAAACTTCAACACCATCTAGATAGAAGTATAGGTTTGTTCCATCCCATCTAATTGCACCAAAGTGCCATGCATTGTCATTATAAGTTGCTGCTGTTGTAGTATGTTCATAGGTTGAACCTGATGTTACTAAACCAAATCTAATCTTTTTATCAACTGTTCGTATATAAACTTTTGCTGAAGCAGATACTTGCAATTCCATAATACCTTTAGTATTATTAGTTAAATCTGATCCAAACTTAAACCATGATCCTGTTGTAAAATTTGAATCGCTTACTTCAGTTGAAAATACTGTTGAGGTATTTGTGTAGAAATATCCATTTGGAAAGTATGCTGCTAATTGTAATGATGATCCTTTATCTGGTCCTTCTCCTACTTTTCTTGTAACAGTTCCAATATCTGAGAATGTTGCTAGTCCACCGCTTCCAGAGTTTACAAATGGGTATGAATCAAATTTATACCATTGTTCTGGTGCGGCTGTATTAGCCATATAGTTTTCTAAAGAAGTTTGAATATTAAAGTTAGATACTGCGGCTTCTGCAAATAATGAAGATGCTGTAGATGGATCAGCTGAAACAGTTTTATTGTTTTGTGCTGATATTGTTGGCTGTACAAATAATGCTGATGCTGTTTTAGCATTTGCGGTAATAATTGCAGGGAACCCAAGAGCAATATGCTCACTAATTGTTGTTGATGATAAAGTTGTATCAAATACTGCTAATTCATCAAAGTTACCTTTAACACCATTTCTTGTAGTTCCACCAGTTGTTTGCTGCATCCAATACTTTACATCATTATCTTTATTTATATTTCCAGAAGATGAAACAGTACTTACTAATGTTCCATTTATATAAAGTTTAAAGTTTGTTGCATCATGTGTGAAAGCAAAATGTGTCCATTGATCATAAGATAATGTTATTGATGAAGTATCTACTTGTACAGTTCCAAATATAGATCCAAGATATAGTTTATCTGTTTTTTGTAAAAATATTCCTGTACCAGTGGTACCAAAATGCAATAAATACTTTAGACTTGTATTAGAAAAATCTGTTGATGCTACTTTATACCAACCAGAAATTGAAAAGACTTTGTCATTAAATATTGCTGTAGTATCAGAATGGTTAAATCCATAAGCATTGCTATTATCTGCACCAACAGATATATATGGTGTATTTGTAACTCCACCTGTTGAATTAAATACGTTTGAACCACCTACTGATATTGTGGGTGTTTCAGAACCAGTATTATTTACTCCAGATCCATTAAATTGAAAATAATAGACTGGATTATCTTGTTGGACTCTATCTGAATATAATGACATAAAAATAGGCTGCTGGCGTTAAGCCGCAGCCCTTACTCCTAACAAATTAGTTTCTGGGGTAATACTTGAAATGCTTGTTCCGCCTACTGAAATAACTGGAATAAGAGAGAAGCGAGAGACAACTGGAGAACTAATGACTACATCAATAATGTTCTCTACAGATTGTTTTGACTCCACTGTTACAGCGGCTGCTGTTAGTGGTCCCGCTTCTACTCTTACGTCCATGTGTAACCTTAAGCTACAGTGATACGCACAATACCTGTGCTATCCCATGTAATTGTGAAGTTACCATTTGTTGAAGATTGGTCTGAACCGAAGTCCACATAACCAATCAATGCTGATGTTGAAGCAGTACCTGTTGAATCATAAACAACTGCATAACGTGCAGTAATTGTTGATGATGCCCAAGTAGTATCTGCTGCATCTAATACGATTACGTTATTAGCGGAATCATATGTTACAGTCTTTGATGCCAGAGTGTTTCCACCTGCTGTGTAACCAGTACCTGATACTTCGTATGTTGAAACATCGTTGAAGTAATCATGTGCATCTTGATCTGGTGTGTAAGAAGAAGTTAATAGAGCTACCTTGATGGTATCTGTATCATAATCTACTTCTTTGTTAAGGGCTTTTACTAGAAAGTTACCGTATAGTTTACTTGGCATTATCTATTCCCCCTTAGCTAGCAGTCTTCTCAACAACTGCGAATGCTGAAGCTTCTGCAATAGCAAAGCCACGGCGAACACGAGTCTTGAGCAAGACGCCATCCTTAGAAAAGTCTGCATCACGAGAGATTGCAGATTCAATTCCACCACGAACACCATTGATCATCATGTTGCGGTTACCAACAATAAGAAGTGGGTTACCTGATGGAGCTGCTGTTGCTGCTGCTGATGTAGCTGCACCGTATGAGATTACTAATGGATATCCAAATAGTGATCCTGGACGTGCGCCTAGTGGATCTGGAAGAACAAGGTTTCCACCTGCTGTTTCCATGTTACGAATGTGTGCAAGCATCTTTGGGTGAGCAATGAATACTGTGTTAGCAGCATCGAAATACTTGCTTGACTCTGCAAAACCTAAAGCATTAGAAATATCTGAAAACTCTACGTCTCCAGCTGTCTGAATGATTTGTGAAACAGGTGCATTTGGATCTGTTGCCAATGCACGATATAGAGATGTAAACGGTTGTCCGTCATCTCCGTCTCCTGCTGCTGTTACACCAAGACATGCGTTGTCAAACTTACGAGCCCATTGTGAGGCCCATTCTCTCTTGTATGTGTTTAATGTATCTACTAGGGAATCATTTACGTCTTCCTCTGAGATGTTGAAAATCTGTGCGTACTTCCGAGCAGTAAGAACTACCTCATCCAGAGTTGTATCTGAATTTGGAATGTCTACGCCTTCCGCAACGATGCTTGGAGCATCTGATACGAAGCGTGGAACGCCCTTAGTGCGGGAAGCCATATTCTCACGACGAGCAAATGATTCTACAACAGAATTAACAAGGGTTGCTTGAACAGCAACGGATCCTTTTTCCTCTGGGATATAACCATTATTTTCGGTGAGATCTGTACGACCTGCGGCCATGTTATTTCTCCTTTTAGTTATGTATTTGAATTTTGAACATATAATCGTCCGAATATATTAATCGCAATCCAAATGTCCATTCGGAGTTGCATAAGACTATTATACATTATATTACTTTACAATACTACTTAAATAGTATTGATTTTGCTTGTAAATCGCTAACTGAAACAACAGGATCTATTGATTTAGACATTGCTGAATCTGCTTTGCCACCTACAATTATTTTTGGATCAAATAACTCTGGGAAGTCTGTTTTTAAGGCATCAATTTGATCCTCTAATCCAGCAACCTCAAAATCATCTGTTAATTGCAATTGGTCTACTTTGATGTATTTCATCAATTTAGCACCATTTGGAATGCCCAAGCTAGATAGATTTTTAAGAATTTTCTCATCCATCAATCTAGCCTGAGTCAAACTTGTTTTATTTATTAACTCTGTTAACCTTACTTCCAACTCTTCCTTTTCAAGACGAGTTTTTTTAGCTTCTGCCTTCGCCTTTTCCAAGGCTGAAAGTACGGCCTGTGGATCACGAATTTCGGTAGATGTACCTTCTACTTCGTTCTGTTCTTCCATTGTTATTCTCCTTGTGTGTTGTCTTCAGCTGCTGCCTGTTGCAGAGCCATGTTGTTTGTATTTAAACCAGTTCCTGGCAATCCAACTTCTTGTTGGGCTCCAGATGCATCTTCTATTAATTGAGCAATCTCTGGATCATATCCAAGCTCTAATAGAATTTGTTTTACTGGCAATCCTACAGATCTTTTACGAACTGCGATATCCCATTGGTCAAGAGAATCAATTGATTCTGGTGATTTCCAATCAATATCTATTTCAGCATTAATTCCTTCAACTCTAAGCATGAACTTGAATAAATCTCTCCAAGTTGAACCTAAAGCTAATTGACGATTTAATACCTTTTTAAATAATGGTGATTCTGCTACACGCAATGCTTGACCTGATGGTAAATATTGTGTGCTTGAGAAATAATGTACTGGTGTTGATGTAATTGCAGCCATGTCAGCTACAAATTCATTTACAGGGTTTGTAAATGTTGCAGGATCTGCTGCTGGGAATTGTCCAACTGCTGATACGCCTTGTAGGTACCACAATTGTCCTGGGCCATTTTGTAATGATCCAATATTCTCTCTAGCTGTGTCATCTTCTGAGAAGTCATCCATTTCAGCTGCATTTCCACCGTTTGCTAGCGCATAACGCTGTGGAGCACCCTGATAATCAACAGTATACATATGTGTACTGATTAATTTGTTAATTGCATCTTGTGGACCAAATGCATCTGCATGTTCTGGTCTTCCGAATGGCTTTGATGTTCTAAAATGGAAAACAGGAATTTCTCCCCAAGGATTTACTACTGTTTCTATTAATTGAACATTTGGAACTCCATTAATAAA